TTCGCCTCGCGTAACTGACGTGACTGGTCCAATCCCGTTAGGGCCAGAAGACCGTTCTCATTTTATTGGCATTATTTCTTGCCAATTTACAGCGGTTGTATAGTATATTAGTTGAAATAGCATTTTTTCATGCGAGCCACTGAACTGCTTCGGAACAAGTTCGGCATTAGCCAGCTTTACAAGCATGAAGTCAAGGATGGCGACGAGGTAGTGCTTGAGATTTACTGGCATCCTTTGACTATTGCTGAACGCGAGTCAATTCAAAAAAAAGCTGGCTCAGACGACGCCAACGATTTTGCGTTGGGCATGATGATTGAAAAAGCTCTTGACGCAGACGGAAAGCGGTTGTTCCAGGACGGAGAAAAGTCTCAGCTTAAAAACGCTGTAGATGCGTCTGTATTGCAAGAAATTCAGCTTGCAATGCTGTCTTCTGGCGCGGAAAGCAAGGTGGAGGAAGCGAAAGCAGACCTTAAAAGCTAACAAGGACTGGTTTTTCATCTTTTTTCTTGCGAAAGAGCTGGGCACCACGGTGGCTCAGCTTTCGCAGTCGCTTACGCATGAAGAGTTGATTGGCTGGGCTGCGTTTTTTGAATTAAAGGGAGAGCAGGAAGAACAAGCTGCAAGTCGAGCCAGGATGGGAAGAGGCATGACCAGAGGGTAAGCGTTAAAGTGGGCTAATAAGTCGTTGTTTCCAGCTTGTGGCTACCTACGGCGTAGATATTGAGATCGGCGTTAAGGGGCAGCAAAAGCTGCAAGACCTTAGTCGTCAGGTCAAGCAGCTGGGTAGAGCTACCGATTTAGTTGCAGAGTCTTTAGGTAAAAAAGGAAAAGTTTCTCAAAGCGTAGAAAATTACAATCAAGTTCTTCAAAGAACAGAAAAAACTCTTAGAACTGTAATTGCTGGAACTAAGGCTGAAACAAAAGCTATTCAACAATATGCTCAAGCTTTAAACGATGTTATTGCGATTGAGCAGCGCCAGCAAAAACTGGTTCGAGCTGCGTTCCGTGCAACACCTGCTGGTCAAGCCGAGCTAGAGCTAACAAAAGCTCGTAAAAGCTTAGAAATATCCAGAAGGCAAAAAGATCTTAGGCTGCAACAGGCAGATGAAGAACGTGCTTTAAGTCAATTTCAAGAACAAAAAGTTGCTCAACAGGCAAAAGAATTTCAGGCTCAAAAAGAAAAAAATCTTGCATTAAAAAAAGAATTAGAAACTGTTACCCGAGTAGTTCAAATGAATCAACAGCTGGCTCAAATGTCAGCTGGAGCTACTCTTAAAAATGAACAAGCTCGCGCTATAGCTGCGGCTCAAGGCACGGAAAGGCTTGTCAAAGAACAGGCAGCTCAACGCTTAGCTCAAGCTGTCAAAGAAAGCGCAAAAACTGTATTTAATAAAAATCTTGAGCTTGCTCTTCTAACCAAAATTGTTGGCAAAACAGGCGAGCAAGGGCTGCTGCAAAAACAGATAAACGAAACGCAGCAAAGAATGATTAGAGACGGGCAAGCTTTGCTTGCTCAAAAAGAAAGAGCACTTGCTGCTGACAAAAAGTCTGCAGACTTTGCGGCATTGCAACGAAAGCGAGGTTTTGGTGGAGCGATTAGTAGTGGACTTATTGGTGGTGGTTTTCCTCTTCTGTTTGGCCAAGGCGGGCCATCCGCTGTTGGCGGCGCAATAGGCGGCTTTGCTGGTGGAGCGTTAGGCGGAGGATTTGGTTTTGCGTTGTCAGTGGTTGGCACAGCGCTTGGCCAGGCAATAGAAAAAAGTCAAGAATTTAAAAAATCATTAGACAGTCTTAATAACACGCTAAAAACTTCAAAAAACGATACCCAATTTTTTAAAGAAGACATTGACAGGTTGGCCGAGTCTTTAGGAGTAGCCAAAGACAAGGCGTTAGAAATTGCTCAATCTTTTGCATTTTTAGGAGATAAAACTTTAACAGGCCAAGCGGCTGCAATTTTTGGAGACAATAAATCTTTATTTGACGCTGTTGCAGCAATTAAAGATCAAGCATCATTTGCATCGGCGCTTGAGCAAGCGCTTGGCAGACTCAATAAAGACGAAGTTGCAAGAGTTTTGGAGTTAGGCAAAGGAAAAACTTTGCTTGAACAGCAAAATCTTTTGGTTGATGCGTTAAATAAAAAAGCGGGTAAGCAGGTAGTTACTTCTGAGCGCCAAAGGAGGCTTGCGGCACGAAGACCTGGATTTAAGCCTGAAACAACGCTTGTGCCAGCTGTTCCTGAGTTGGCAGGTCAAGGTTCAGCTTTGTTTGCAGAGCTTAGTCCGCTTTTGCAACTTCTTGGAGAACTTCAAAAAACACCATCTGGCAGCAAAGCAGACCCAACTCCAAATCTTGAAAAACGTCTTGGCATTGTTAATGCTCAAATTAAGGCTGAGCAAGAAGTCGTTGGACTTAGCAGTGAAGGTGCTGCCATTGTTCGTCGCAAACTTGCACTTGAAAAACGTATTGCTCAAATTCGCGAAACTGGAAAGGCAGAACGTCAAAAGCTAACCGACTTAGAGGATATTTCTTTAAGCAAAATTATTGAGACAAACGCAGCCAAGCTCGCAACGTTGCAGTTTGAGCGAGACATTGCCGTTGCTGTGGAACGGTCTGCGACGGCAAGCGAAAAAACACTGGAGCCCGTCCAAAGAAAACTAGATGCTCTCAAGGACCGTAATGCGTTTGAGCGTGAGTATGGAGAGCTGATTATGAGCGGCTCTACGACTGCCGCTGCCAAGCAAGTTATTGAGGCTAAAAAGCAGGTCAAAGAAATTGATGAGCTTGTTAAAAAGCAACTGCGTTCCAATGAAATTCAGATCAACATTTTGAGAGTCATTGTTGCTCAAACCATTGGCACGGACGCTCATGCAGCGGCTCAAGAGGCACTAAATGATGCTTTGGAGCGGGAAAATGAAATTAGAGAAAAGGGCAAAAAAGCTAAGGGAGAGGTTAAAGGCAAGAAAACTCCTAGAGAAAACATTGAGGAGGAAAGAAAACGTGTTAAAGCCGCTCTTAACGATCTAATTGACCCTGCAAATCAGGTCATTCTTGCCGCGCAGGCAATCGGAGATGCGTTTAGCGAGTCATTTAGGGGATTGATTACCGGCAGCATGTCTGCTCAAGAAGCTCTGGCCAATCTGTTCCAACGCACTGCAGATCACTTTGCGGACATGGCAGCGCAAATGATTGCTAAGGCGATTCAAATGAAGATCTTGGGCATTGCTCTTAGTTTCTTTAATCCCAGCGGAGGTGGGGGTGCTAGCTCAGTTCCTGGCAGCGCTTATGGCGATATGTCCGTTGCAGGTCCTGATTTCTTCTCAGGCGGAATGATTCCTGGCTATGCCGAAGGTGGATACGTTTCTGGCCCAACTCGCGCTCTTGTCGGCGAAGGTGGTCAAGGCGAGTATTTGATCCCAGAAAATAAGATGCGTGAAAGCATGGCGCGTTACTCGCGTGGTGCTCGCGGTTCTGCTGTCATCCCAGAAACAGGTGGCTCTGGAACGTCAGGCGAAGGTGGCGGAACAGCAGTTGCCGCACCAATCGACGTTCGCTACACCGTAGAGCGTATTAACAACGTTGATTATGTGACGGCTGAGCAGTTCCAGGCTGGCATGAGGCAAGCAGCCAATCAGGGTGCTAAACAGGGTGAGCAACAAACATTGAAGCGGTTGCAAATGAGCGGCAGCACTCGTAAGAGGTTGGGAATGTGACCCAGTTCGCTTTTGGACATGCCATCAGAATTAGCCCTGGGGGTGACAAATCCGCTGTCAGACGATTTCAAAACTTCTTTATCGGTGAGAGAATAACGCACAAAAGTGCAGAGCAGCGCAGAAACCAGGAGGACGGCGACAGCTATCGGTTTGTGCCGTTTGGTTTTTCTGGCGTCACGGTTAACCGTACGGGCGACGGTTTAGAAGCAACGCTTGTTTTTCCGAATAATGCTTTAACGCGTGGATGGGCTGTTAAGGCAATCGACAAGAGCTATCTCATTGAAGTCGATGTCCTGGTGATTGAAGACATGGATTCTGATACAGGTCCCAAAGCGGAACACGCGATTGTCCACAGCTATACAGGCCAAGTA